GGATATTACATAATAAAAACTTGTCCAAACCCGGCATATTTCAGAACCTTTGTTGCCCTTGAAATTATATTCATATTATTATTCGCCTTATATTATGAGAAAAATGTGAAAATATCATATCAAAGCATATTCGGAATTATGCTCGGATGCATAGGTATCATCCTAATATCTCTTGATAACAATATTGTCAAATAATAAATGACATCAAACACAGAAAATATATCCCTATATTTACTGTTGTTTATGATGTCTCTTTTTATATAATCCCAGTAGCTTATGTATATATTTATTATGATAACAATTCAAGCATATCCAGTATAATTTCCGAAGATAATTCTAAATATATTATATTGTTTTTTATGATTATTATGGGTACTGCTACAATACTTTATGAATACAAAAGAGAAGTCGTATATTCTCTTGCAGTAATAAGTATATTGCTCTTTTCTATATATATTCTCTTATATTTTCCTGAAGGTCTAACTATGGATATAAAAATAGAATATTGCAAAGTTCAATAAATATATAGATTCATATAGAAATATATTATCATCTATATTTATTATAAGTAATAGTAATAATAGCATTTGTATATTTAATAGTATATGTAATACATAGCATTCTTGATAACATTCTCTATTACTATGTCTTATCATAAATAATAGTATTGATATGAAAGCTATTGAAGCAAAAATATAATGTAATATTAGGGATTGATAAAAAGTGCAACTATATATTTACTGTTATTTGAGAGAAGAGCAAAAATATATAATATATATCCTAATCTACTGAAAGGTTATCCGTCGTCTGTCATCTCTCTAAGGTAGGAAGGGGGCTACAGTGACTGTCTTCCTCTTCATATTATTTTCAGCTCCCGTAAGAGTTTTGGAACAATTAACATCGCTTACAGAGGAATCCTTTGAAATCCTGAATCGGACAGGGATGACATACCTCTTCGTATTTTTAGCATATTTAAAAGTACTCGCGACAGATGAAGTAGAAGCACTATTGCCATACCCGACTCTTCCAGCTACGCTACCCTCCCCAATAGTACGAGTAACGCCGGTGCTACCGCGCGACACTCCGCCTCCACTACGAGTAGCACCTCCGCGCATATTATTTTTTTCTTGAACGATCTCTTTTTCTTTACAGAGAACCATAAATGTAAGATACACCATGCCAGTATTTTCCGAGGTTTTTTCAATACCGAGCTCTTTATCATCTTCGGCAAGCTCTTCGTCCATCGCCTTACTCCTTGAAGTCGTCCATTGATATTTCGCCTTTCCATTTTGATAAAATACACTGCTATTTGGGTTCCAATTTTCTTCAACAGGAATAGACCACATTACACCATCCCTATCAATATTGAATGGAGTAATATGACTTTGCTCAAGATAGTCGGGTTCTTCAAAATCAACGGCGAAACCGAGCGCATAATCATAATTATCATTATTCCTTGAATAAATGTCTAGATTTTCAATTTTAATTACAAACGGTCCTTCTTCGGCAATTACATAATAGCTTTCTGCGTCGTTGGTCTCAAGAGTTTCAATCTCGTAACTCTTATTAAATTTCTTGAGGTCTGATTCGTTTTTATAAAGCGCACTATCATTTCCCTTACCGAATAAAACCTTGAAGCCGACATTAAGCTTATCAGCTGTATAATCAGTATCATAGGCATTGTAAGATAGATTGATAGAGTCGCTAACCTTGACAATAGGAGCGGTAGCGTCGGTAGTAGCTGAAGAAGAGTTCTTGGACATTCTAAATGTATAATTTATACTTTAAAATATACACGATCAATTTTTATAAATATATTGCAAAAATGATACATATTTATCTTTTGGGTGGGGGAACCCGCCCCCAGCGCGGGCTATAATGGGGGAACCCGCCCCCAGCGCGGTTTTATCAAGAGGCTATTGAGCTATATATAATACCATTATGATGTATTAAAAAGACACTGGATATTTTGAAAAATTGAAAATTAAAATTTGAGTAGCGGAGCGTATCTTTCTGTTTTTTCAAAAATTTCAAAAGTTTTTTTTAGAAATTACAAAATAAATCAAGAGATGTACTCAAAATTAAAATGAAAAAATAATAATATTCTTGTGTCTCAATAACTGCTCTGTTAATCTAGGTATATTTTTATAAGTATTGGGAGAGGGACGGAGGGGGGAGGGGCTTTAATAGGATACTGAAATAATTTTTGTATTTGTATAAGAATAAGAATAAAGGAGGGAAGATGGAGGAGTGGGTATATTTGTCTATTTTGAGGAGTACAATAATTGTCGGGTTCATACTTTTTATAAGGTATGATGATTCCCCTAAGTATATATTTCCAATTATGATAAATATAATAGTAGGCTTTATAAGTTTGATATATTTCCTATATTTTTATAGTAATGACAAAAATATCACAAATATAATAACTAAGCCAAAATATTACATATATTCTATAATATTATTCGTCGTATCACTAATAGGCTTCTATATTATCAAGATATCTCCCAACCCTGCATATTATAGAACTTTTGCTGTTTATGAAATTATACTGCTATTGCTTGTTACGCTGTATTATAATAAATACTTTGATATAAATTATCAGGGTATATTAGGTATCATCTTAGGCTGTATATCAATACTCCTTATTACAGTTGATAATATAATATAAATTACGATAGCCCATCAATAGCCCGCGTTGGGGACGGGTTTCCCGGCGGTCTCCCCCATCCCCCGCATAAAACCGCGTTGGGGGCGGTCTCCCCCACTATGATATAAAAATATAAATATATTATTACTAAATGACAGAACTATCTGAGACATCAGAGAAGGAATATAAATATAAAATAATTTTAACAAAGCCCGATAATGTAATAGCATCTGATATATATAGTAAGATTAAATATATTACATCACACGATAGGCTTGTTCTCATTCTCAATACTGAGAAATATATCTATAATCATATTCAATTACCATTCTATGAAAAGAAAGATATTGAAGAGATTATATATCACTATGGGATACAGAATGCCATACAGCATTATATATTAAATAAAAAATATTATAATGTTATTAGGGAAATTGTAGATAACGACGAGTCAAAAATATATATTGGTATTGCCTTTTATATCCTAAGAGAATGCTTTGAATACAGAATAATAAATACCGAACAATAGAGAAGCCCAAATTACTGTTTCCATTTCTTTCCGCAAATAAGACATTCCATAAATAGCGTAGAGGCTTCATCGCCCGAACGCGTCTGGAGTTCATAATAGCTTACCTTCTTACTCTTACATCTCATACAAGTTATCATATCAGACATGGCAACAATATTGAACTCATAGGCTGCTTTAAGACGCAAATTATTTTTATCAATAATATCTTTCCATCTTTCAGGAAATATATTATGACATTGCATATATGGGAGCATATGCGGAACAAACTCTTTGTTAACAATCATTCTCTTGTATAAATCTTTATTCCCGATATAACTGTTAGATTTAAGATTGGAATAGATGCTTCGCGAGATATTAATATATGTATCTAAGAACAGGGAGCATTTCCAAGACAATTGTATTTTATTAGTATTCGCATAATCAATCGTACAATTAAAGATGCCTATTTCTAAATCGGTAGCTTCTAACTCGGATATATACAGATTGTTAATAAGCATATTACGAAAATCATCGCGAACCTTGTTTTTATTATACTGATTATTAGAAACCTCTGGAATATTATTTGGAGCATTATATTTATCTATTTGGTCGCTCAATTTATAGATTTTAAAATCATTATTCATAATAAATGTTTTAATATATAAATATATAGAATAATCAATTTTTTATATATAAATCTAAAAAATGATATATATATTATATTCAATTACCTTTCACATACAATATGTCGCTACCGGTCTCTTCTAAATCTGGAACACTAGATATTAATAAATATATTACAGGATTTCCTAGTGTTGTAGGAGACGGTAGCCAAGAAGATATTAATTTAATTGAAATCTACTTCATTAATCGCGGTATTCGGGGACAGCAAGGACAGCAGGAGAATATTATGGATGTATCTGTAAAAAATAGCTTGGAAACATTTATAGATAACTATTATAAGAAAAGCAGAGTTGAAAAGTATAAATCATATACACACAAAGAGAGAATATATACATATGAGCTATCTAATGACAACCAATTTGTATCAAGTAAAATTAAGAAACATATGGATATTATAGATAATATACTCGTAATCTGTTCCAAGAATAATAAACAACCTAATTATACTTTCCCTTGTACTAATGAAATAGACAGCATATCTGAATATATCATTAAGGAATACAAGATATCAAATAGGATATCTTTAATTCTGCGCGGCGATAGCGGAGGGGACAGCGGTAGCGAAGAGATTAATACGCTTTATATTGAATATAGACATTCAAATAATGTTGATATTGATAAGATAAATGAGACGATTAACAAGATAATTAGAAAAATATTATATCAGCTATCTCAACCGTGAAAAACAAAAATTGATATACGCATTATGACACATATATATATAACAAATTGCGCGAGTATTCCTATATAATATGAATTCTTCTAATGATATTGTGAAAACAGATTATTCGTTTGTAGATTTTGCTAATATTATGATTGGTAATAACACTATTACAGAAGACACTTGCAAAATCTATAATATTAAGGAATTGTATGACGGATATATCAAACATCTTATGGTTAGAAAATATAAGAGCGAGGATATCCGGCGATATCGTATGGAAGCCGTAGTAGATTATTATCTGGATTTTTATGGAAGTAATAAGAATTATGATAGGAGCAATTTGGTTACGCAATATAAAAATAGTATCACCGACGGTTTTGATAAGAAATTGAATCCGCCTAAATGTTATCTAACTATTGCGAGGAGAGAAGATATTGCGAATGAACTTAAAGAAAAGATGGAATATGAAAGCTGTGATATCAATACGCATTACAAGATGATTAATATGAAATACGAATATTACGGAGAGCTTAATAATTCAGAAAAGCAAAAGCAGTCTGCAATTGAGAATGACGAATATTATGATGAATATAACGATTATTATAATGACGATGAACTCAATTCAAGCATCTGTAATAGCGATGATTATGACGACTATTATTGTGAATGTATTAGCGAAGATGATAGCGAATATTACTCTGACGATTACTAATACTTACCTTTTAGGACAAGCGAGACAAGGCGCCACACTAACAACGAAAAACAAAATAAATTACCTTTTTTATTTTTGTATTATCCAGATATCTTGTAAAAATTGATATAAATAGAATAATTTTATCATAATCATATATATATGACAATATCAAAGAATTATATTGGAGCTCATATTAAGCGCGATGACAGCGGGGGGATAATAGAGACTATGAATAATATCAGGAATAATGGCGGAAATGCTCTTCAAATATTTGTTTCTAATCCGCGAAGCATTACTATTACAAATATAGACAGTTATGTTAAAAAATCTCAAGATATACGAAAATATCTAGCAGAAAATGATTTCAAACTTGTTATACACGCCCCTTATACTATAAATATTGCAAAAGATTCTATGGAGGGAAAACGAGTAATGCCTTTGGAAGAATGTATATGGATTAAACTCCTCGTTAATCAGCTTACACTCGCAGATATGATGAACGCCGAAGGTGTCGTATTACACGTAGGAAAGCACGTCTCGTTATCCTATGAAAAAGGATTGAATAATATGAAAATGGGAATAGAATATATATTGAAAATTATGGAAAATAAAAAAATGAATACTAAATTAATAATTGAAACGCCTGCAGGGCAAGGTACAGAACTGTTAAAAGATTTGAATGACTTCGTCGCATTCTTTAACGGTTTTTCAAAAGAACAAAAGAAACACCTTGGAATCTGCTTTGACACCGCTCACACTTGGGCTCTCGGATACAGTTTAGCAGAGGCATATAACATCTTATTTAAAAAAAATAGTAAGGATATTACAGTAATTCATCTAAATAATAGCCTTGTTAAAAAAGGAGAAATGAAGGACAGACACTCTGTCATCTTAGATGGCAAAATATCCGTAACAGAAATGAATGATTTTATAGCATCTTTGTCTGCAACACATATCCCAACAATTATCTTAGAAACACCGACGGATAATTACAAAATGGAAATAAACCATATTCGCAATTTACTAGACTAAGGCAATGCGTAGCTACGCATTGCTATATGAAGGCGAATGCTATAATTATCAAGAATGTTTTTTAGCACTATCTAATACTTTTTTCATCTCGTTATCAAAATCATCACAGGTAGCGCGAATATTAGCCCATTTACTTTCTTCCTCGCTAATATTGTTTACATTTTTTTCAGGTATTTTCCACAATTCAATCAGAGTATCTAATACATTATTATCATTCCTAATAAATATTGTTTCAACCTCTTCATATGTTAATCCATCAGGTGCTTGTTTAAATACTTCATCCATATTATAATATATATATATATATTATATCCTTTTATCATTTTATATTTGTTTATATTTTTCTATTTTGCAGATATTGTATATATGCTCTGATATCTCATAAGCTATTTTTTCATATGGATGTTCCATAGAATAATTTTCTATAATTATATCATTAATATTTTTAGGCTTATCGCTACTATATAAACATATCATTAATTCGCCAGTATGTATGTTCTTATATATCTTATTATCGACATCAGGATTTGAACGAACATATTTAAGTTTATCTTGAGATATATCTGGACTTGCAGGACTCGCTGATATCTCAACATATCCCATATTATATATTATAGTTTTGAACGAAGCTTCATTATAGCGTTGATATATATGAATTTTTTCGTGTATGAGTAGCTTTATTATTTCATCTTCTGAATAATTTAGAAAATCCTGAGATAGAAATATTATGTGCTTTCTTGTATGTGGCAAGCCATCTTCATATTTTCTACCATTATCATTTCTGGTAATGGCTAATACCCATTTAATATCGGCTATATCTTTGTAATTAAGATATTTTGAATAATATAGATTGCTTTCAGAGCTAATAGTATTTATATTAATATTTCTCAATAATTCATCGGCTTTTTTCGTACATTTATCAAGTATTAATTTATCGCCTTTATTAAAATGCGTCGCTTCGCCTTTAATAATATTAATATATTCTTCTTTAGAAGATACTTTGCGAGCATATAAATCTAAAGCTGATAAATTGGCTACATATCTATCTTCGTCGCTTTCAAGAAATCGCACGGTTTCTTCATAGCTCATATAATTTAAATGCTTATCATTCTTAAAAGGAACAGAAGTATATACAGTGTATATATAATATATTGTTAGTATTGCAAGGGTTATAATCAATAATGATAAAATATAGTAATATATCATATTTATTATAAGCTAACATTTTATCATTTGCCCTTTTTTTTATAACATACTCCTATATTTGGGTCTGACGATTTAACTACATTACTTTCCTTAACATTAATATCTTTAGAATTGTTATATTTAGCCACTCTATCGCAATAATAATTTCTATTTTTTGAAGCATTTAATATAATAGTATCCTTAAATTTTTCCTTATAAGTTTTGCGATATTCTATCTCATTGTTTTTTACACTATATACATAGAGCTCGTCAATTGACTTATTATTACAATCGGCTGCGATTATTTTGTTATAAGATACAACAATGCCGCTCTTTTCAACAAGTATTTTACAGTATCCGTATGAGTTTATAGAATAATAGGTTATGTTATATCCAGATATGTCAACCACTTTTTTTTCGTTTAAATCCTTAATTATATCTGGGTCAGCACCACCAGTTCCTGAAGTTATCTGGATTACGCATTTATCATCTCCATTTTTAATACTCATTATATTGAAATTATGACAATCGGCGCATAAATAAATACACTTATGTTCAGCCAATATCTCATATAGCGAATCTATTAATATGGGAGATTTGTCTTCTCCTAAAGTTCCCTTTTTAAGCTTAGTTATATCCTCGCCCTTTCCCTTAGACTCCTTCTCTTTTTTTGATGGCTTTATTGACTCACTGGCTTCTTCTATATCCAGTTCAATGGATTCCTCGGGTTCAATGGGCGCCTTGGGTTCCTTAGGTTCCTTAGGTACTTTCTCTTTTTTGTGTTTATCTAAAAATAATGGCATATGTCCCATTACAAATATACGCTTATTTTGATTCCCGTCTTTAATCTTTGTTTCCGCTATTTTTTCTCCAACAGTTTTTAAATAATCGTATGAAGACATATTGGTATTTATTATAATAACTATATACGACGAAGAAGCATCTTCATATACTCCAATATTTTTATCAGAATATAACTTTATACCATTTTTGGAGTCATCAGTCTCCTCTCCTAACTCCTCTCCTAACTCCTTTACTAACTCTTCAATAGAAGGAATACTTTCTAATAAACCTTTAATCATTGTATTTGCATAATCACCCTCAGTTCCCTGTAATGAAGCATCTACTTCTTGGGAAGACTTCCTAACTTTTTCTAAACTCTTTGTTTTGACATCTATATATTTTTTGAGCTTGTTAATATAATATTTCTGTGTCTTAATCATACAATAAGGATATTCTTGATTACTACTGACTTCGTCGTGATTACCTACACAAATATAAATATCCTTATTCATCGTATATAGTATGTGATATCCTGATACCAATGTATCAACTAAATAATATTTATAAGAATCCTTTTTTTTTCATCATTAGATTCTGTAGCCTCGGTTGCGTCTTTAGATTTTTCATAATTGATTAATGTATTATACCAGTTATCTCCCGCTATAAACATCTTTTTAGTAGAAGGTTCAAACTCTTTGATACAATTTAATACAACATCCCTATATATAGCCTCTTTCTCACAGTTTATATTATTCCAGCAACCAAAAAATATGAATGAATTGTTCATAATTCTAAAACTTATTTTAACCCGATACTATTTAATAAGAGTATTAAAAAATAAAATGCTAGAGGGATAGGGGACTGAGAGACGGCATTATAAATAAATTGAATTGTGCTTTGCAGATATGGATGTGTTATTGCTATATTTTTTACAATATGTATCATAAAATGTATGTGAGACTGTGTAAGGAATGCTTATTTTTATAAGATCTGTAGGGACATATATCATCATATTAATCCACGATACGATGTTATTAATAGCCCTTTTTAAATTGCGGACGCCATCTTCTTTTTCAATATTATTAATAATATGTCTCAATAGCTCGTTGCTAAATATAATATCGCCGTTATTAAAATTGTACTGTTTCAATATTTCGGGAATTATATAGCCCGATGCTAATACAATCTTCTCGTCATTATCATATCCGCTGACATTAATAACAATCATCCTGTCTCGCAAAATTGGGTTTATCAAAGAATCATCATTGTATGTAAAGATAATCATAGAACGCGATATATCAAAATCAATCTCTTCAAAATATCTGTCGTTGAATTTGTCATTCTGTACAGGGTCTGTTATATGTATCAGGGTATTGATGATTTCTTGACCCTTGTATGTATTAGATACTTTGTCCAACTCGTCAAATAAAAATAGCGGATTCATTATTCCAGTTTTCATAAGAGATTCACAGATTTTTCCATAAGTGGAACCTTCGTAGGTATATGAATGTCCCTTGAGAAACGAGGAATCGTCTGTGCCACTCAGCGATATAAAGGCATTCGGATAATTCAGGGCATTACAAATACCTTCTTTAATTAGCTTCGTTTTCCCGACACCGGCGCTACCTTGAATACCTATGATATATCCGTTGGCTTTGGGAAATGATATTAATTGCGCTAACACCCTGATAATCTGTTCTTTGGCATCTTTGTGGCCGAAGATAGTCACGTCCATACGCGCTCTAATATTATTTAAAAAATTACAGATTTTCTCATTACCATCGGCAATTTTAATAGGGATTTCATAAAACTTATTAAAAGGAATATTATTCAAAGAAGATATCCACGAACTCAGCTTATAATATTCGGAAGAATTGCTATTCATCTTATTTAAACTTTCAATCTTCCATAAAATGCTCTTCTTTGTTCTAATATTTATATCAGATGTCAGTATCTTAAAACGCATAGGGACATCATAAGTAATCGTGGTTTTTTCAATAATATCTTCATTATCTATTAGCTTCGTTTTATCGGCATCAGACAGAACATCAAAATATTTTTTCTCAGCACTACTATATTTATTATAAAACCGATATGTTTTTTTATTAATAGGATGCTTACTCAGATTTAATACATTCTTATTCTTAGCCTTATTGTCATTCGCTGAATTCCCGGCATTCCCTGAATTCCTAGCATTCCTAGAATTCCCGGCATTTGTATTTAAAATAAGATATATCATTTGATTATTATTCTCTTCCTGATATTTATTAAAATAGTTATCAGGGTTATCAGGGTTATCGGGATTATCATTTATAATTTCATTCTGGCAATCCCTATTACATATCTTTTCACATCCTTTATCTATAATATATTCTTCGGTCTCCTCGGTCTCTTCAGTCTCCTCTGTCTCCTCTATTTCTTCTGTGTCTTCGCTGGTCTCTTCGGTCTCTTCTTTATATTCGCTGTCCTCTGTATCTTCTGTTTGGGATTCTGAATCAGATTCGCGAGATTTCTCTTCTTTTTTAGTGTCGTCTTTTTTCATAATTTTATAATATATATAGATTATTCATAAGTATTTTTTATATATACTGGTTCTCATATTCATTTCCCCAGTAGTAATTTGTGGATACAGTTCTTACCACTCTATTAGTGTATAGTACGAAATATGTGAATAAGCATACAAATAGTATTACCATAATTAATATTAGTAAATCCAAATATTTATTATCAGTATATATATTTATCGTGTAAGAGCCTACCATTATTAATGCTAAAAATAGGACACAAACAATATAAATGTCGTAATTTTTATTTTCGTATTTTAGAACATCAACATTCATTTCAGAATCCGATTTTTTGCTATAAAGGACATCCTTCAAATATAATTTATCATTATATATATTTTTAGATATTGTAACGAGCTTTTCGTTATTACCTTTTAACGATTCGTTGACAATTGAAGGTGTCTCTAATATTATCATTAACATTAATTTTTCTGCTTTGTATTCTAAAAAGTTCTTTACATAATCTTTCTTTCGTTTCTGCATATTAGCATCTTTTTCTTCCACTATATTACCAGATAACTCTGCACCATTTGATATTTTGCAACTATTAGTTGGGCATAAATCGTATCCCACGTGTGTAGATCCAGAACCCTCTGCAAAACCTTCTTCTATATATAATGTATTCATTATATAATAGCTCATAAATAATATTATTATGACTGCAAGACACGCGAGTGTTATTGATTTAATTAGGGGCTTTTCAACGTTGGCTACATTAATTATTACCAATATAGATATTATAACAGCAACAATTATTAAATAGGATAGTACCTGGTTATATAATAGGTTATTGCGAGATTTATGTAATTCATACAAAGTCGTATTATTTTTAATTTTCGTTTTATACATATTTATATTTTCCTCAATGGTGTTGGTGTTTTTTACTATAGCATTATAATCCTTGTCAATATCCTTGCTTGTAATTTTAACTATATATACAGGGTGTTGAATTTGAGCTGATGATGAAGCATTATAGTTATTTAAATCATTATATAATTCTTGTGGAATAGTTTTATCTTGTTCAAGTTCAATATCTATACGATCACCTCCTGCAAAATCCTGTCGCGTATTAAATTTTATAACCTTAAACACAGAATTTACTATTTTAATTCTATAACTTTTATTAAAGTCATATGTTTTATTATTATAAAAAATATCTTTGAGAATTTTATAATCGGTGGGGGGAGCCGAATTTATAAAAGAACCATCTATTCTATCATGTACATTGCTATCGTAACTAGTTATAGTAAACTTTCCTTTTAGTACAAAACTACTAAATATTTGAAAATTTGTAATTCCTAAATTAGCGGTTGATTCTTTTACTTTGGTATTGCTAAGATTATCTAATTCTTCCAGTATTCGCTTATCATAATCTTTAAACATTACATCATTATCAGCAGTCCCCCCATTTGTTTTATATAAAATATATTTAAATCCGTCCCCTCCCATATAAGTATCAGCGGGTAATGCCTCTGGGGAGGTACAAGTAGAAGTTAATGAAAAAACAGCTTTTTTATCATTTTTTACAAAATCGTTTAGTGATTTTTTGGCACAACCTGAGCCTCCAGATGCCTCTGGTGTATTATTTAAAAAATTGTTTTCATAAGATATTGCGACGGCATTTAATCTATGTCTATTATTGTAAAATATATTTGCTGCTCTTATAGAAGCTAATAACAAGGATTTATAAGATAATATATATATGTGTAAATATTTTGATGTAGTTAAAAAACTAGCCTTATCAATATATTTAATCATTTTTATAAAATTATATATGTAATATATGTTTTGTTCATAAAAAGAACTTTGTTGTACGGCAGCTCCATCTATATTAGTAAAACTTCCTGTTAAACTTATTCCTGCTTTTGTCTGGTTTGCGATATTATCTACTATTATATCTTTACTGGTTGTAGTAGTAGAAATATCCGTAATATCTCTAGTTATTTTTGATGTTGAACTACTCGTGAACGTTGCTGCAGTAGCTGTAGCAACATCACCAGCTGTTATTACAAATTCAAGACCTCGTAAACTATTTAAATCACACGTCGCTCCGGAATACGATGGTGAAGATTTTTCTACACTTATAGCTGTGTTAGTAGTAAAAGATGCAGCCGTTAAGTTGCTTACAGTAGTAGTGTCTGTTATTACAGAACCTGTATGATCAATACTTGTCGGCACCCAAGTGTCTTTAATAGCACTTAGTGAAGCTTGAGGGATTGAATTAACACTTGAAGTACTAATAGTTGTACCAACACTAATAGTAAGTTTTATACTATTTGGAGCTTCTAAAATTCTGTATTTATTTAGTACAGCACCAGGTGGACTTGCTGTCATAACACGCTCTATTGTTGTACCATCAGGTATTGTTATACTAGAAATTGTAGAACCGCTAGCTATAGTAGCTCTCGTGATTGTTAATCCCGATAATCCAGATGTAATACTTCCACTTATAGGATTGGAAAATGTAGGTCGTTTAGACGCAGAATCTTGAATATTATATTTACTTGCTGTGTCTGCGTCGTTTGAATATTCTAAGTATCCAAAATAGTATACTGTTCCACTTTTAATATTTAATTTATTACTAGATGTAAATATAGGCCCTGCTAAACCTTTATAATCTGCTGTTATATCTATGGGCGCATTTGGAGAATTTGAAACCCACATTTTTATATTAGCATCTTGAAACATATTAGACAATTTGCCAATATATAAGTATATACCTTCGGGTGGTATATCTGCTCCAGTCTCGCTCGATGGATGTTTTATATAGATACCTTTTGCATCATTATCACTGTGATCTCCCTTCAATTTTTTATCAACAATATATATTTTTGTTGAAGATGAAAAAGTTGCATCAAAATCTTTTGTATGGCTAGAATAACAGTTCATTAATGCCTCATTTATTTTAATAAATATTTCAATAGCATATTTTGAATATAATATATTTGTAATAGGATATTTATCTGGTAAAATATTTGCGCTAGAAGCTGCATATTTAATAAAACATAAATGGTCTTTGTTGCCACCCGTTGCCGTTACTAAACCATTATTAGTGTATGCGCTGTATGAATCATTAATTATTGTCTGATGGAACGTAGGGTATAATGTATTAATTAATAACTTTTGTAAACTAATAGCGTTTCCATTTATAACTGCTTCACCTAAAGTGCCTGTTGTAGTTAATCTTAGAGCATTACCATAAGATGCGTCACTTTCTGTTGGAAATATATTATCGTGACAAGTTTTAAAAGTATTCCCCCCGCTACTTTCAGGTATCCTTCCTGCACTTATATTATCATATAAACCTTTCAAAGCTATACGCAAATTTTTATATTGATTTAAATCAGCACTTGTAATACTATTTGCCATTATTAATTTTTATATACTCTATTATTTTATAGATATAATATATTTATTTAAATATAACTTTATTTAAATACAAGATCTATAAGAAAATGATTCGCCGCTATTTTCATTATACCTATCTATTCTAACGATATCCCCGTGTTTCAATCCAATCCATTTTGCAATTGGGTCATTTTGCAGTATGACGTGCATATGCATTTTACTGCGAGCCAAATATTCTTTCATAAACTCTTTGACCTCTTCTTCGGTAAGTTTGGTATGTTTAGGAACATACTCGTGTTTTGTTGGATTAAACATCAATTGTTGGGAGCTAAAATATTGGAGATGACCGCCATTTTTTTGAAATATTTTATCGTATTTGTTAAGCTGAGATTTTACTGCAGTTGAGATAGATTCGTTATTAAATACGAGGATTATATTATTTTTACCGCCGTATTTATTGGTAAAATCCTTAATATTATCACCGTCCTTTAATTTCTCTTTGAGCTCGTTTATTATATTTTTTCGCAGATTTTTAGAGAGAGCGTACAATATAGTCGTGTTTAATGTTTGAACATTAATAACAAGCTTGTCGGATTCAAAATCTTCTTTGCTAAGGGACAATAGTATCTCGTTGAAAGACGATACATCATCTCCGCGATTTACAAGCATATCCTCAATATTCCTATTAATAATCTCAATATCCATTAATTTATAATATTTGTCTTATTATTATATAATAATAAAAAAGTCAATTTTTAATTTATTTTAATTTATTATTTGTTGCATCTATATCTTGGATATCTTGCATATCTTTCACAAGGCCTTCAATAACCTCTTGGGGTCTATATAGCTCTTTTTGCAGACGTTAGAAGTATTATGTAATTCAAATGAGGTAAGCTCCAAAGCCTTCTTAACAGGATTCTTTTCATTCCTATATTTATGTAAATATTTATTGAATAAATTATTAGCATTCCAAGTCCGCAAATCCTTAGTAGTTATATTAACCTTCAATTTACACATTAAATAATTATTAACATCATCTGCCGTTATGCGCCTATTGTTATATTTAAATATATATTCGGGACATTCGGGACATTCGGGAGATGCTAGAATATCAAGTTTCGCCGAGAGATAAGCGTATATGTATTTATTTTTACAGATGGCCTGATTGCGTACGCCCTTTTTACCTATAAAATCAAAAGAAACTGTGTTATCATTTAATAGCTTGATATGCGAATAATTTAATGTAGTTATTCCGTAAGATTTATTCTGTTTCTCGTATTTTATATTACCTATTCTGAATCCACACGATAATATTAATGTTATTATAATTGCTATAATTTTATTTTTTTCGTCAGACGATTTTAAATCTTTAGCAACCTGTTTTTTAATTTTAATAAAATGCTTATCAAATCTCTGTATCTTATCGTATTTTTGCTCGTTCTGCTTTTCAATATGCTTGGAATTATATATTACCTGCTTTCTACCCTTGCTATCGTATCCATACGCTAATATTTTCTTATTATTTAATATTACTACATTATCATACGATGGAGGTATTTTGAACTTTTTAATTTTGTTTATAGTATCCTCATCTGTTATCTCTCTCCCTAAATCAGCTGTTCCCTCCTTACCTGTATTGTCAGGCTTGACGGGCATATATTTATAATATTTAAATCCTGTAATATAGGTTCCAACCCTTTTTATTTTCATATGTTTATTTATTGTAAATAAATTATAATTATGATGTTGAAAAATGATATAAACATATAATTATATATGTATTCATAAACTGAATATATAATGGCAACGAAAAAAGCGACTCCTGTACCTCCTCAAGCCCTTACACAAGCTCCTCAACCTACTGTTGATTCAAAAGCTCCTAAAAAGCTGCCGGTAGTTGCTAAATTGCCCGCAACTAAAACTGTGGCTACGGCATCTACTTCTCCCGCGGCTCCTGCGGCTACTGTTACACCCGTGTCTCTTACTCCTGCGAAGACAGATGATTCTGTTGTCCCGAGTGATGCTTCGGGAGCCGAAGTTGCCCCCGTAAAGGATAATGCCGTTTCAGTAATTATCGAGAAGGTGAATAATCTGTTTGCAAGCTTTAAAGAAGTTCAAAATCTCCTTAAGGTACTAAGCAAGGATTATGAGAAACAGCAAAAAATCATTGAGAAGGCTCAGAAAAAGCGCCAGAATGCTAAAAACTCTCCTTCCGGTTTTGCCAAGCCCAACAAAATCTCTGATGAGCTTTGTGATTTCATCGGTGTTCCCCACGGAACTGAGAAATCTCGCACTGATATTACCCGCTTCATCAACTCTTATGTAAAGGAGCACAATCTAAACAAGCCTGAGAACAAGCGCTTTATTATCCCCGATGACAAGCTTAAAAAAATCCTAAATGTCGGCGATAAGGAGGATATCAACTATTTCATCCTGCAAAAGCTTATCTCCCATCATTTCCCTCCTTCCGCAAGCAAACTCGCCGCATCTGTCTAAAGCCAAATGAGATAATACTATTCTACATTATTTTTTTTACGATATTTATAATATTTTTATAAAAATTGATATAAATGTTTAGCAACATATAATAACAACCCCTAAATTTACACTATGGAAATCCCTATTCAAGTTGCTGATATTGCGGTAGTCCATGATGATGATGATGATAATGACGACTATGATGATGATGGTAATCGTTATGATAGCAATCCTATTACTAAAACGACCAACGGAGGAAATGCTTTTAAAAGTACAGGAAGCGCTATTGTAGATTATTTTATGCTATTTATGAGAGATTTGAGTATCTGTGATAGCTACGACCATCTTGAAAAATGCTGGAAGGAAGACCCAAAAAAAACTGTCGCAATTATCTTCAACGGTCGCGATAGATTGAATGGAAAAAAAGAGAAAAAGGTAGCTAACGATGCGATGCTTTGGCTGCGCAAAAATAAGTTTGAAACCTATATGTGCAATATCAAGCTATATGTTGAGAAATATGGTCGCTGGAAGGACATGCAATATATCAGCTATAATTTGAAAAACATTGACCACAAGATTGAAATGAATATTATTGCACAGAAATTGATTGACGATAAGATTAACTTGGATAATAATAAACCGGTATCTCTATGTGCTAAGTGGGCACCCAGTGAGAATGATAGGAATGATAAGAGACGACAATTTGCAAAGAAAGTTGCTTCAATTATCTATGGGTGCAAAGATACTTATAAGATGTCAAAATATAGGAAGCAATATCTTGTTCCTCTGAGAAAGCAAATAGATATCGTGGAATCTAAGATGTGTGATAATAAATGGGAGTTAATTAAGTATGAAAATATCCCAGGCGTTGCTTCTAATAAATTGAAAAAGGCATTTATTAAACACGATGAAGAAAGATATAAAAAATATTTGGGAGATGTTGCCGCGAATGTTAAGAAAATTAATGTTACGGGAATTCTTCCACACGAATTGGTAGGTGTATATATTAAAGATATGGAAAAATATAGTAAAGATGAGATGTGTCAGACTACAGAGATGCAATGGAAAGCAATTGTTGAGAATGTTAGGAAATCTGGCAATTTTGATAACGCGATTTCTATTGTTGATGTATCCGGTTCTATGTTTAACGCTAATAATGGAAGTATTCCTGCACAAGTAGCAATTGCTCTTGGTATTATCACTGCTCTTTGCTGTAAGGGAGATTTTGCTAACAAGATTATTACATTTAGCGAAAATCCTCAACTTGTAGATTTGATTACCGCGAACACATCCGAAAAGCCAAAAATTGAAAATGGCGGCGCAGGCGAAGCAGACTCTTCGTGTGTATCCAATAATATTCCTTCGCTTCATGAATGTATTAAGAATATTACAGGAGTTAATTTCGGATTTAGTACAGATTTTCTAAAATGTAATCAGGAAATTATTAACTATGCCATTAAATACAATGTTCCTCAAGATAAAATGCCTAAAAAACTATTTGTATTTACTGACATGCAGTTTAATAGTGCTATTTCGCAGAGTCTTGAAAGTTATGGAAGTTTTGGAAGTTTTGAAGAGTATAGAAACAGTAGAAATAATACAAATGCTCTTGATACTGTATATAAAAGCATTGTTAAACTCTATGAAGCTAATAATTACAAGGCTCCCAAGTTTATATTCTGGAATCTCAATTCAGATAGCAAGGAGGTTTTCCCGGTTAATTGTGATACAGAAGGTACTGCTATTGTATCAGGATTCTCTGAGCAACTCCTCAAAATCTTTATGAATTATGACGAATTCAAACCAGAGTTTATCGTCAACGAGATTCTCGCGCCATATCTTGAAGATATCATTATTAACGACGATTAACGACGATTAACGACGATTAACGACGATTATATTAGATATAGGTTTAAGAGTTTTATGATATATATATATTATTTATTTTTTCATTGTATTATATGAATATTATGAAAGATGCAAAATACATTACCAATAAATGTTATATTGTAAATATTGTGAGATTTTTAGAGTGAAAATGACATCATTATCTGTAAAAAATAATTATAAATTGAAAAATGAAAAGATTGTATTATGGATATCACAGCGATGTCTTCGGATATCATATTTAATTGGAATAAGCAAGGCCGCCCATACCGGACAATATTCTGAGAACATTATAATTGACCGCGAAGATGTGGATAGTGCCGGCAATTCTTGATGATAGAGATAGGACAGCGGTATCAATACGGGACATATTGAGGGTGCCACTTGGTTGATGTTCTTCGGGTTTTAGGGCGAACGAATAAACGTTGATGCCCTTGTGGTACATATCAGGGGTATTCTCGTGGTGTTGATAGGGTTGGACTAACGAGAAATATTCGCCTTGTCTGGTGGCGAAGCGATCATTGCCGTTAAGCATTATTTTTGCCTGCATTACAGGGTTTTTAGACATGACATAGTTATTGAAAGTGTTTGTTCCGGTAGTAATATCAGCATTTGCAGTTGAAAAGTTATTCCAATATACTTTGTTTGCATCAGTTGAACTTCTGATAGCCCATACAAGTTCTTTGCAGGGATGATTGAAGTTCATACGTAAGCTCTTCATAGCATCGGGATTTGAACCAGAAGAAGTTATAGTGTCGGTGCCTGTGAATTGTAGCTGTTCTATTAAATATTCGTGAGATAATTGAGCGAATCTTCTGCGTTCATCGGTATCTAAGAATATGTAATCAACCCATAAAGTGGGATCGTCAAGAGTAATGGCTGTAGAAAAACCGCTGTTTGTGACACCTGTGACTGCTATATCATTCTCTATACAATAATTTGTAGCACTGGTATCGCAAAGATTTGTGCCAGATTCATATTCTATGTTAATTTTAACTTCGTGATATTGAAGGGCGATTAAAGGAAGTGCCAAGCCTACATTACGGCAGAACCAGAACTCTAAGGGAACATATAATTCATATGATTTAGCCCCCGACAATTTAGTACAGCAGTTCTCTACGTTGGCACCAATCATTTTATAGTAGCCTTCGCGCTTGCCATAAGGTAGTGAAAGTTCATTCCATATGTAAAGCCATTCCGAATAATGTTTATCTATGCGTTGTCCGCCAATTTCTAATTCTACGGTTTTCAATAACCTTTGGCCAACGTTTGGAACTAAAGCAATATTGTCTGAAGTGCTAGTATTTCTTAATTTTCCGTAGAAATACACTCTGTGTATTAAATCACCGTTGCGAGTAATTTGATAGGTGGCGCGAGAGCCTAGTGAATTACTTCCCGAAGCGGTTTGTTGGATAGCTTCAATAGCGAAGTTAGTATGACGACGATAAACTACTTTGAAAAAGGTAATTTGAGGATTACCGGTTAAATAAACATCCTGAGCACCATAAGCTACTAATTGAAGAAGACCACCACCCATTTACGCTATATTCTTTATACTATTAGAGGAGAAAAAAAAAAGAAACTTTATAGCAATTTAACAACATATATAAATAAATATATAATATAATTTAATTGGAATAAGCAAGGCCGCCCATACCAGACAATATACGAAGTACATTATAATTTACCGCATAGACGTGAAGATTCTTTGAAATGCTGCCATCATTAGCAACTGTGTAGCTAGAACCAGTTTTATCAATCTCTAAATTGAGAACGGCGGTATCAATACGAGACATATTGAGAGTGCCACTGGGCTGGTGCTCTTCCGGTTTTAGGGCAAATGAATACACGTTGATGCCGGGGTTGGAGGGGATATTTTCGTGATGTTGGTAGGGTTGTATTAAATTGAAATATGAACCGGGTCTTGCAGAAAAGCGATCATTGCCGTTTAATACAAGTTTGGCAGATTTTATAGGATTAGCTGAAGTAATTGCGCTTGTAGGAGTATATAATACCGAAGAAGCTTGACCGTAGGTATTAACTGCACTTGAATAATTAACCCAGTTATTATTAATTACGTGCTTATCGGCAACAGTAGAGGTGTGATCGGAAGAGCAGAACCAGACTAACTCTTTGCAAGGGTGATTGAAAGATAATTTAGGTTTAATGGCTGCAGCAGCAGATACACTTTCAGTACCGGTGAATTGTAGCTGTTCTATTAAATATTCGTGGGATAATTGAGCGAATCTTCGGCGTTCATCGGTATCTAAGAAGATGTAATCAACCCATAATGAAACAGACGATAGGGGGTTGACATCAGTAGAGGCACCTCTGCAATTCTCTTTCGTTTCAAAGAGGATGTTAATTTTAACTTCGTGATATTGTAGAGCGATTAAAGGAAGGGCTAAACCTACGTTGCGACAGAACCAAAACTCTAAGGGGATATATAGATTAGCACCAGCAGTAGAAGTTCCTATTGTCGTGAGCATATCATTAGCACCTACCATCTTTTTATAGGCATCTTTCTTTGATATGGGAAGCGAGAGTTCATTCCATACATACATCCAGTGAGAATAATGCTTGTCTATCTTTTGACCACCGATTTCAATTTCTACATAGTTTATTAAACGGAGACCGAAATAAGGACATACGCTAGCATTAGTGCCCGAATAATAATTAACAACAGATAAATACATACGGTGTATTAAATCGCCATTACGAGATATTTGGCAGGTTACACGATTGCCAAAGTTGGGAGTTCCGTTAAAAGTTTGTTGGATAGCTTCAATAGCAAAGTTAGTATGACGACGATAAACTACTTTGAAAAAGGTAATTTGCGGATTACCGGTTAAATAAACATCCTGAGCACCATAAGCTACTAATTGAAGAAGACCACCACCCATTTACGCTATATTCTTTATACTATTAGAGGAGAAAAAAAAAAGGAAATTATATAACACGACTCTTTTATATTTTTATTATAGATGATATCTTTATTATATTTTTAATTGGAATAAGCAAGGCCGCCCATACCTGATAATATACGAAGGACGTTGTAATTGACCGCGTATATATTGATGCCTTGGTATGATTTATTAGTTGGAGCTGGATTAGCAGTAACCATCAAAGTTGCTGTGTCAATACGAGACATATTGAGGGTGCCGCTAGGTTGGTGCTCTTCGGGTTTTAGGGCAAATGAATACACATTTATAGAATTGTGTACGGGAACGTTGGTGTGATGCTGGAAGGGCTGAACATAATTGAAATAATCGCCTTCTCTTACCGCAAAACGGTCGTTGCCGTTTAATTGGAGGATGGCATTCGCGAAAGGGTTGCTATTTGTCGCAGGTTTGACATCGGATATAACTAAATAGTTTGATGTACGCTGTCCTCCTTGTGCTGCAGATTTACCATAAGCTAACTCAAGTGCTTTCTCGTCGTCTGCC